ATGGAACTGAGATTCAACGTAACCGGCTCCGACCGCAAAAGACTGGCGGCGGCAATCAGCGAATTTACACAGTGCAGAGCAGAGTACCAGTACATGCCGACTTGTGCTTATGTCATCGGAGCGTACACCCTCACGAAGGAAGGGATACTGATCTGTGAGGAAAGTGAAATTCCGACTTCCCTTCTCAGCCATCTTGAGGGTGCCGGTTTCACCGCTGAGAGAGATGAAGAACTGGAACCCGAAGAGGAGCACGGAATCTCCATTCAGATGCCGGCGGCGGCTTTCACCGAACAATCTCTCCGTAACCTTCACGCTCTGGTTGAAACCAAGAGTGAACTCATCCAAAAGGCTCTCGGGATCACCGCACTGCCCATCAACCGGATCGACGATAGGATCGACTTCCCGTGGTTTGATGAGGATTCCACAACGGAGGAACTGCAGGCGTATATGCACTTCATCACGGCACTCTGCGATATGGCTCGGAATCAGAAGCGGATCAATACCTGTGAGCAGAAGACGGACAACGAGAAGTACGCTTTCCGGTGCTTCCTCCTGCGGCTTGGATTCATCGGAGCGGAATACAAGACGGAACGGAAGATACTGCTGCAGAACCTGACAGGTTCATCGGCATTCAAAGGAGGACGGAACAATGCTTGTACCGAGTAACGAAATCATCGCCGGTCTTCGGAAGTTGTTTCCGAAAGGATGCCGAGTGGAGTTGATCCGCATGGACGATCCGCAGGCACCGCCTGTCGGGACAAAAGGAACTGTCACCCATGTCGATGACATCGGGACGATCCATGTGGTATGGGACAACGGCTCCAGTTTGGGCGTGGTGTACAGCGAGGATGAATGCCGTAAAATACACAGTATTCCGCTGAAATGATTGTGTACTATATATTTAGAATATCGCTTGCTATTCTACTGACTTAGAGGTAATATGGGTGTACCGCAAGGGAAACAAACACAGACAGAGAGGTACACACAATGCTTACTACAAGATTTGGAATCCATCAAACGGAGGTGGTGCCTATCCGAAAACTGAAGAAATACACACCCACGGAATTCATGGCGGAGGATTCTCACTATAGGTACACCGATGACGGCGGCAAGACAAAAGCCATCGATCATCCGCTGTATCACCTGCTCCATGATGAACCGAATCCGGAGATGAGTTCCTTCGTATTCCGCGAAACGCTCATGACCCATCTGCTTCTCTGGGGCAATGCCTACTCGCAGATCATCCGAAACGGCAAGAACGAGATCATTGCTCTGTATCCATTGATGCCGAACAAGATGACGGTCGAGAGGGACTCCTCCGGTCAGCTTTACTACAGCTACTATCGCGGCTCGGATGAAGCTTACCATGATCGCGAAAACACCGTCATTCTCCGTCCGACCGATGTCCTGCACATTCCCGGACTTGGTTTCGATGGTCTTGTCGGCTACAGCCCCATCGCAATGGCGAAAAATGCCATCGGCATGGCAATCGCCTGTGAGGAATACGGGGCAAAGTTTTTCGCCAACGGCGCGGCTCCGGGCGGTGTGCTGGAACATCCCGGCACCATCAAGGACCCTGCACGTGTGCGTGAAAGCTGGCAGTCCACCTTCGGCGGCAGCGGAAACGCAAACAAAATCGCAGTCCTCGAAGAAGGCATGAAGTACACGCCGATCGGCATCGCACCCGAACAGGCACAGTTTCTGGAAACCCGTAAGTTCCAGATCAACGAGATCGCTCGAGTTTTCCGTGTCCCGCCGCACATGGTCGGTGACCTGGAGAAGTCGAGCTTTTCCAATATTGAACAGCAGTCCCTTGAATTCGTGAAATACACGCTCGATCCGTGGGTGATCCGGTGGGAACAGTCCATCCAGAGAGCCCTATTAAATAAGGAAGAAAAAACACAGTATTTCGCCAAGTTCAATCTGGAAGGACTGCTCCGAGGGGACTACCAGTCCCGAATGCAGGGTTACGCCGTCGGTCGGCAGAACGGTTGGATGTCTGCGAATGACATCCGCGAGTTGGAGAATCTCGACCGGATTCCCGAGGAAGAAGGCGGAGACCTTTATCTGATCAACGGCAATATGCTCCCGATGAAAAATGCCGGAGCGTTCGCCGATAACATAAATACTACCGGAAAGGAAGATGAAACCAATGAAGAAATTCTGGAAATGGACAAATCTGGTGGAAACCGATCCCTCAGCCGAACGCGTCCTTGAACTGTACGGAACGATTGCGGAAGAAAGCTGGTACGACGATGATGTTACGCCTGCTATGTTCCGCAGTGAACTGTTCAGCGGCAATGGACCGGTGACGATTTGGCTGAACAGTCCGGGCGGCGACTGTCTTGCAGCAAGCCAGATTTACACCATGCTGATAGACTACAAAGGCACAGTCACCGTTGTGAGCATCGGCGGGACGGAGTATGAGATGGTTCTCACAACCCGTGCGACCAAGGAAATCGCCGGACGGTACGGCGGTCTGGAAAATCTCGGGCAGAAGCTGATGAAATCCGAGAACTTTGAGATGGCAATCGATGAGGTGGTGTGGCTCATCACGCTCCTCGCCAATCAGAGTGTTCTGATCCACAATCTCAAGAATCCGGACAACAAAAAGGAACTGCTCACGGCAGAAGTTGTCGAACTGCTGACTTCTCCACTTGAACTGGCGGCATATAAGAATGCCATCATGGAAGCCATGTTCAAGGGTACCAAGCGCAATGTGGAAAGCGAAAACACATCAAAAAACGTAACAGTCGGGTAAGTGACGAGGAACTCTTTACCCGACTGCTTTATTTCGGAATGGCACAGCTGCACATCCCGTTCGACGAAGTGTGGCTGATGCCGTTCGGCTATTTGCTCGACCTTTGGGAATACCACCGGCAGTTCACCGGCATGGAAAAACCGAAGCGTAGGTGTACATTGACGATATAATTCCCGATGGAATCTAACAGACAGGAGGTGGTCAGATGGCAGACGATTTCGGGCTGAAAATCGGTCTTGAGGGCGAGAAGGAGTTCAAAAAGGCACTCGCCGATATCAATCAGTCGTTCAAAGTCCTCGGCTCCGAGATGGAACTGGTGGCATCGCAGTTTGATAAGCAGGACAAATCCGTCGAGGCTCTGACCGCCAGAAATACGGCTTTCAACAAAGAGATTGACGCGCAGAAACAGAAGATTTCCACGCTGGAGCAGGCTCTGAAGAATGCCGCTGACTCCTTCGGAGAGAACGACAAGCGTACGCAGAACTGGCAGATTCAGCTGAACAAGGCAAAAGCCACGCTCAACGGGATGGAGAAGGAACTGTCCGACAACGAAAAATCCCTCGACGATATTGCCGAAGGAATGAAGGATGCCGCCAAGGAAGCGGATGAGTTCGCCGATGAACTGAACGATGCCGCTGACGAAGCACAGGAATCCGGTGGAAAGTTCGAGAAACTCGGCTCTGTGGTCAAAGGGATCGGTGCAGCGATGGGAGCAGCCTTTGCAGCTGTGGGTACCGCCGCAGTTTCTGCCGGAAAAGCCATGGCGGATATGGCTGTGGATGCCGCCGCATATGCGGACGAGATGATCACGCAGTCCACGGTCACGGGCATGAGTGTTGAAAACCTGCAGGCGTACGCTTATGCCGCCGACCTTGTGGATGTATCTCTGGAAACGCTCACAGGCTCGATGGCGAAGAACGTGAAATCCATGGCAAACGCCGCCGAGGGTTCCGCGAAATACGCTGAAGCCTATGAGAAACTGGGTGTTTCCATCACCAATGCAGACGGGACGCTCCGGAACAGCGAGGAGGTTTACTGGGAGGTCATTGACGCTCTTGCTGGTGTGGCGAACGAGACGGAACGGGATGCCATTGCCATGCAGCTGTTCGGCAAAAGTGCGCAGGCCCTCAATCCGCTGATTGCACAGGGTTCCGAAGGGATCGCGGCACTGACCGAAGAAGCGAAACAGATGGGCGCGGTACTCAGTGAGGACAGTATTTCCAAACTCGGTGAGTTCGACGATGCTGTTCAAAGACTGAAACAAGGTTCGGAGGCGGCACAGCGCGTTCTCGGAACCGTCTTTCTTCCGGAACTGCAGACTCTCGCGGATTCCGGTGTCCAACTGCTCGGGGAATTTACTTCGGGTATCGCGGCGGCAGGATCGGACTTTGGTGAGATCAGTGAGGTCATCGGGAACACTGTCGGAAGCATTGTTTCGATCCTGATGGAGCAGATTCCGCAGTTCGTGCAGGTCGGCATGGAAATCGTTATGCAGCTCGGCGGAGCGATTACGGACAACCTGCCGATGCTAGTGGAGTGTGCGTCGGAGATTATTGTCACCCTGCTTGACGGACTGATCGCCGCACTTCCGGAATTACGGAAGCCGCCGTTCAGCTTGTGGCCATGTTTGCGGATGCGATTGTGGAGAACCTTCCCTCTCTGGTAGAAGCGGCAATTCAGATGGTAGCAACCCTCGCAAGCGGTATCGCAGAAGCCATGCCGGAGTTGATTCCCGCCGTAGTCGAAATGGTCACGATGGTGGTACAGACGATCATCGACAATGTGCCGATGCTGCTTGATGCCGCATTGGAACTTGTTCTCGGTCTGGCACAGGGGATTCTTGACTCCATTCCGCAGCTTGTTGAGGCACTGCCGGAACTCATCACATCCATCGTGGAATTCATCGTATCGGCGATTCCGCAGATCATAGAAGCCGGGATTCAGCTTCTGACCGCACTGGTCGAGGCGTTACCGGAAATCATCGAAACCATTCTGGCCGTCCTGCCGCAGATCATCGAAGGGATTGTCACGGCTTTACTGGAAGGACTCCCGCTGATCGTGCAGGCGGGTATTGACCTGCTTGTGGCTTTGATTCAGGCATTGCCGGAGATTATCGAAATGATCATCGTGGCGATTCCCGAAATCATCACGGCGATTATCAATGCGTTCGTCGAAAACATCCCTCTCATCGTCGAAACGGGCATCAAGCTGTTCACGGCAATCATCGAGAATCTGCCGCAGATCATAAATGAGATCATCCGCGTGATTCCGCAGATCATCACGAGTATTGTACGGGCGTTCACTGAAGGAATTCCCGATCTGGTGGATGTGGGTGTGAACATGATCAAGGGCATCGGACAAGGCATCATGAGCATGGCGTCGTGGCTGTACGATCAGGCATCCAAACTGGTGGACAATGTGGTCAGCGGTGTGAAATCCCTGCTGGGTATTCACTCTCCCTCCACAGTATTTGCCGGGATCGGCGAGAATATGGGTGCCGGGATTGGTGTCGGTTTTGTGGATGCCATGAAGCAGGTCGAGGAGGATATGCAGAAAGCCATCCCGTCCGATTTCGATGTGGATGCAAGCATCGGGGACATCGAACCGGGCAGAATGGCTTCGGGTCAGGCGTTTAATGTGACGATTCCGCTGACCATTGACGGGATCACGCTGGCGCGGGTGCTGTCACAGATCCAGTGGTCGCAGAATGCGGTGTATGTGCGGAATTTGGGGATGAGGTGATGTTTCAATTAGAAGATATTGATTTGGCAGGTGCGGCATGATTTTACTTCTCTAGTTTTTATAACATCTGTTTCCGATACTTCACCGAATAATAAGGGGGAATTTGGATCATGTTGAGACGAATTCTTAATGACAATTGGTTGATTATAATTGGCATAACAATACAAGCAACCATTTCTGCAGGTATTGTAAGCACCAATATCAATACTTGCTATGCATCCACATTCTGATCGTTGGTTTTTATCTTTTTCTACGTTTAAGGTATATCCCCCGAGCCTTTCAAATCTATCTTTATCTATGCAACGTGCATGTGTAATGTTGAATTTGTTCAAATCAATATCTTCTGCACAAGTATCAATATATATACCATGTGAGGCGGCAATTTCGGCGAAGCGCTCCATCATTTCCTCTTTTTGCTCTGCTGAGATGCTTGTCATATTTAAATGTGCCATGTTACGTTGAGTGTTTCTATATAAGTCAACAAAACTGACCGTACACTTTTCAGTATATTTTGCAAGTTTATTGGCAAGCAATTCAAAATATTTCAAATGATACTCTACGGTGTATTTATCATTAATGAAAATAGGGTCATAACGCCATATTACGTGATCCTTTCCTATTTTCTGTGACAGCCGCTTGAATGCAGGAATAATCACATCATTCTTTGAGGGAATATTGGGTTCCACATCCTTACCGTAGGAATTCAATGTAAATTGAAAGTAATATATATAGTTTTTTATCTCATCAAGTCTATCGATCATTGGAATGGGATTTTTTGTCCAAAAAACTATACCATCAACGACATCTGGCAATAGAGATATTTTCCCTATTTGATGGATATTCATCGGATTCCGAACATATACAAATCCCTCTTTTATTCGATTAAAAAACCACTCTGAATAATACGACGGAATATCTGTTCGTCTACTCGCACTTATAATCATATTTATTCTCCTTCCGTCAAATACACTATTTTTGTCCTTATATGGCTCGCTTTTAAAATTGGTCTACGATCAAGTTTCGCAACATTACAATCATTACAGGATGTACCGTGTTTTTTGAAATTGGGACAACACGAATGCAAGTTTGTTAAATACAATAAGATGTCATCTGGATATCTAAAGCAACTATCATAAGATATAATCCCCTTATCACCCACAAAATAACATTTTGTTTTATGATAATTCTTTGGCATCAATCTTATTGTACTGTTATTACAAAACGCATCTACAATTAAATCGATTTTTTCTAAGTCCTCATTCATATTATTGCTGTTTTCTCTTATAGAGAATAATAACCGCAAATATGGTCTGGTGATTTTTATCTTTTTTAGTTCGGCGCACAATTCTCCCAATAAGGCATCATCAAATTCGCTTATTGATTTTGGGAAAACTATTAGATGATAATCAAGTTCCTTACACTTTCGAAAATAATCAATTGCATTTCTATTATCAATCCTAAAGGTGTCAACTTCGCGTTTTTCTGGTCTATATTTCCATTTACATTTATCAACACCAGTATAATCTATCTTGATTTCAGGTTTGACCATATCGACAGCTTGTGCAGCAGACCAATAGTCGATACCATTTCCACATCCAATAGATAATATTTTTATTGTTTCTGGTAGTAACGAAACAGATTCTGTAAAGATTTTTTTATACATCGATTTATATTCAAAAGCGTACGCAAACGCATATCTTAACAAGTACAGCTCTTGAATATGTGTGTCATTATAGTTTGGAAAAGCATTCAAATCATAGTTTACAGTCTTAAATTCACAAAATTTTGGCGCTGTGTTTGACTCAACATAAGTCTTGAATTTACAAAAAACATTATTCAGATAATCACCAATAGAATTCATAGATATCCCTCAAATGCGACTTGAATTATTATCTTCAAGATTAATTATATCACTTTATCACTGCAAATACAAGAATATTACTTGTTTTTACGTGGCTTCATCAAAGATTTAGAGGTAAATATTAAAGATGTCAATAAAAATTTTCACATCCTTAGGGATAGAAATAAACGTCCATCATCGTGTATTATACGCATCTCTTTCTGACTATCTTTCAGGCGAACGTACCTTATCCTTCTCAACACTGACATCTCGCTCCACCTCCTTCAATCCTGGGATGATTGCCGAACTCGACGGTCAGTATTACAACATCGTCCGAGTATCCAAGCAGATCACGGACGGATTCCCCGTCACCACTGCGGAATGTGAACATATCTCCTATCTGCTGAACGACGAACAGTACAACCTCGTCACCTTCGTTTTTGAAGGTACACCGCTGGAAGGTCTTCATGAACTTCTCGATGACACGCCATTCTCCATCGGAGTCTGCGAGGCAACCGGACGGATCGAATGCTACTTCACCGAGGGTACGCTCAACCGCCGGAATGCGCTCATGCGGTTCATCGATGCCTGCGGGTGCGAGGTAGAATACGATGGATACAAGATCAACCTCCGCAAGCATCGCGGCAGTACCACCCGGAAGGTTCTCATGGATGGCAAAAACGTGACCAACCTGTCCGTCACCATCGATTCCCGTGAGAATATCGCGTCCTACTCGATTTCGCTGTTCAAGATGGCTGATCTGCAGGCTGGCGATGAGGTGAACATCACCTACACGCCGATGGGCATCAATGTCAACACCCGCATCGTCAGCATGACATACAATCCGTTTTACCGATACACGGTACAGATCGAGGTCGGCGATTATGTCCCTAATCTTCTGGCTTCGACCGCCACACAGCTTGACCGCATCAAGCAGGAATTCCGTGCGGCGGACGGTGAACTCCGCTCGACCATTGAAACGGTTGAAGGCGATATGTCCGAACTCCGGCAGACGGTATGATGGGCTGAAATCTGTGTTTTTATTCTCTTATTGTACTGGCGAACCGAAGGTCAAAAACAACTATTTTTTTATAAATATCCAACCTCCCCGGGATGCGATAGGACTTGCTGCTGTCCCAACCAAACTCGGCAGTAAGGATTTGGCACAGGCGGATGCTCGTTAAGTTTAAGCTGCCGATCCTTTGGTAAACGTCTTGAGGAACACGATGCGAGTGAAAGTCCTTTTTTCCGTATGGGGATAAGATCAGGGTATTCCCATCATCAGAAATCATAAAACATACATATTTCGGACTTCCAATGCCGCGCAGAGCATCTACAAATACGTGGATGCGATTGTTTCGGAGGTAGAATGATATGTATGTGTCTGCCATATTACTTGTCATCCCTTTTGGTTTTCCAGTTTTCCGCATCATTGAAATCAAATAACATTATTACCTTCTGATTGGCAGTTACCAAACGCCCTATCGCACGGTAGTTGTAATCCATATCCAAGCCCCAGGTTTTATATATCTGCTCCCCAAAGCGCTTAGATTCCATATTGCGGATGTTGAGTTCCTTGGAGCCTTTTATCCACCGAATACTGTTTTTATCTGTTGAAGAGACCGGCAGAACTATGAGACACTTGGTGCGCGGATTTACCTCAATACGCACATACTCACAGTTATTCAGAGCAGTAAGCACCAGTTTGCTGAACGACAGTTTTGTCGGCCAAATGGTACAGGTCGCATCGTTTTTGCGAGGAAGATGAGCGAACATATCTGATGCAACAATTTGGAATCCCTCCAACGATACTTCCTCGATAGGGTTAATCATGTTCATTTGAATACCTCCTTATGTTTTATCGGTTGTAATGTAACCATCGGCAAGATTAATTTTGTAAGACTCCTCATGCTGCTCAACGGGAGTGCCGAAATACTCCCGCCATTCACCGGGAAGATAGGACTTTGTCTTTTTACCTTTCACAAACAACTCAAAATCGGTGAGTTTGAAAAGGTATAGCATTTCACCGTCGCACACGGCGGGCTTTCCCATCATTTTGTACCGATATTGGGCGTCCCACCCCATAAGGTCAAACACCTTGGCGGCGAAGATTTTACAGAGCAAATCCCGGTTCATGAGTTCTTTTTCGCCACCGCCTCGCGCCCACCGAAGGGAGTCTGGGGCATCTGCATCACAGGGACGAACGATGAGCCTTTTTTGCTCCGGGTGAATTAGGATCTGTATATGGGTGACCCCGGGAAAGCGCCTCAAGCAGGCCATGTTGAATTTAATTCTGCTATCCCAGATGGTAATGGCGGGTTCACGGGAGTGGGCAAACAGTTCTGCCTTTGTGACTTGATAGCCCGCGAGGTTCACGAGTTCTTCCATTTCCTCCGGGTTATTCTCTAAAACTATGCTGTTGTTGAAATAGTGTTCAGGTTGGTTCTCCATCTTCTGTACCAATTCCTCTCCTAAGATTCTCAATCGACATTTGAAGCTGCTCCGGTGATGCGGAGGAGAACTGATCCATACCGGGAGCGAGAATGCTGCTCGCCTGAGAGTTCCACTCAGTATTGGGAGCGATATAATAAAATCCGTTATCAAGGGCGTGTTCATAAAATCCGTCACCAAATTCTCCATCCCATTCCTCCGGACAAAACTCAACGCGTCGTTTTGCTTTTGAGGCTTCGCTGTCCTCGCATGTCAAGAGTGTGGCAGGAACGGCATTCGGAAGATTGAACACGATAATCTGCTCCGATCCGCGAGAAGCCCAGGTGCCTCGGATTTTATAAATATAATCCGGATTCCAAGCCATTATGCTGTAGAGGGCATTACCAAAATGCTGACAGTTTAAGGTTTTGGAATACACAGGCTTTTCCGGGTCGGGACGCCATCGGATACTGTGAGCATCAGCCTTCCTGCATGGACGGATCGCAATGCGCCGTTCTGCAGGATGCAGGAGTAATTGAATATAGGCGATGTTATCGAACTTCTGAACGCAGAACTTGTTGAAGGATATTCTCTCGTTTGAAATATTAATAACCGGACCCTCATAACGAAGCTGAAGGAACTGGCTGCGCACAACCTGGTAACCATCAAGGTCAAAGGCACTAAATGCGGTTTTGCTGATGGCCTTTGTGCGGCCCGGCTGCCGGACGCTGTTGGAAATGTCGTAATAAGTACCGGGATTGTCATTTATCCAATGGTGGTTGATGGGAATAAAGCCTCTGAAAATGCCTTCGTCAATAACGTGAAGGAGCGGTAGTCCTCCACGCATATGATGCTTTCGGTTTTCCAGAAGCACCTGCACAGCCTCAAACTGCTCTACAGTGACGATAGGGTCGTGGTGCTTCGTATACAGATATTGGTCTCGATCCTGATTGTTCTTTTTATGCTTGTGTTCGTAGAGGTCAGCGGTGAAAGTTTTCCAGGTAAGAACACTGCCGCAATACCGCTCATTGGTAAGAATATAGCCTACGGAACCGCTATTCCATTCCGTACCGCCGGACTTCGTCCCGCAGCCAATGTCCGTGAGCAATGATGCAATCTGTTCCTGTGACCACCCTGCGAGATACGCATCATAGATGAAGCGGACGATCCTTGCCTCGCTTTCATTCACTTCAAGAGGCGCATATTTTATATACCGCCCGGTTACATCCTTTGGTCGGTCATAGCCCAACGGCGCCGGAGTCAGCAGTTTGCCATCTTTGAACCGCTGCTGCAGAGACCAGTTCATAGCCTCACTCTTTTTCACTGACTCTTCCTGCGCAAAGGTGGCGAGGAAGGAAAGCATAAACTCCGTGTTCTCCGAAAGCGTATAGAGGTTATCCGTTTCAAAAAATACACCCACGGGCGGAGTCAAGCCTTTCAGCATACGGATAAGTGAGATGCAGTCAACTAAGTTTCTCGCAAATCGTGATACACTTTTAGTGATGATAAGGTCATACTTCCCGCGTTGGCACTCAGCAATCATTTCATTGAACTGATCTCTGTTTCTCAGGGATGTACCGGATATGCCTTCATCGGCATAGATGTGCTTTAACTCCCAATTAGGGTGGTCTTCTACTAGTTGGCGGTAGTGCGTCTGCTGCAGTTCAAACGAGGACAACTGCTCGTCATTATCTGTGGAAACACGGCAATACGCACACACACGATAAATATGGCCTTCCCCATACAAATCCGCTTTCGGTTTTGCTGGGATGAATTTTTTGGTGCTTTCGTCCATCCTCTGATATACCTGTCGAAGTTGTTCCCTCGCTTGGATTTCTGCCATAAGTCTGCCCTCTTACTTTTCTGCGGAACTTTTGGGGAGCTGCCAGTACCATGCACCATCTTTTTTGACGGACTTGATGCCCATCTGCTTTTTGGTGTTCATTATGGTTCGCTCACTGATGTTTTCTTTGTTAAAAAGAGTGTGGATTTCAGAAACGGCCACCGGGCCATCTGAAAGCATTACACGGAGGATATCTGCCGCCCGTGCCTGTTTTGTCATTTTTTCCTGTACATAATAGGAAGCATCATTGCTTTCGTAATCCTCCGGGTCAATATCCAACCACTCTAATTTTCGAGAAGAATCAATGGAAAAGAACAAGTCTCTCCCCTTGGGTGAAAGGCTGCTTTTTACATGATGAATAACGGAAATGGCCTCTTCCTGCATCTGCTCAACCTGTATTACACTTCTGGCTGCGGCAACAAGGTCTATGCTGCCCAAACTTCGATACAGTTCTTTTGAATTTTGTTTCTTATTCAGATGCCCAATTAAAACAACTGCACAGTCATACATTGCAGCCCACAACGAAAGCTGGCGTAAAACCCTTCTTATCCCAGAGGCACTTGCTATGTCTGCTTCTCCGAGGTATGCCTGGATGGGGTCTATCACCAACAGCTTTGCATTAAAATCTGCAATGGCTCTGCGAACGGAGTCGTCATTGAGCGTTACCCAATTAATCTCCTCGTCCAAAAATGCTACGTTGGCACAATCAGCACCGGCGGCATTTAGGCGAGGCTTAATTGTGTCGCTTAAACCATCCTCGGAGCATTGGTAAATCACGTGCATTGGTTTTTTCAGCTTTCTGCCGTCCGGTGCAGTGCTGCCGTTTGATACAGCTGAAATAATACTCATCATCAATGTTGACTTACCACACCCAGGGTCGCCCTGTATCAAAGTGATTTTTCCAAACGGAATATATGGATACCAAAGCCAGTCAACGGCGGTTTCCGTTACACTGCTATATAGTTTCAATTGACCATCACATAAATCAAGCATCATAGTGTCCTTTCTGTTGAACCAGACTACAGTCACCTTGAAAGTGATGCGTATATTATAAATTGCATCGTTACACATTTCCATAAACCAGGAATCACACTTACAGCGTTGTGTAAACCGGTAATATACATTTCGGCAAGCATGCAAAGTGCGGGGCAGGTAGCTGCATTGTTGCCTTGCATACTTGAAATACACAGCGTTGCAATATTTTCAGCGTAGAGGTAACATACGAGTACCTTGATGGCCCCCTGAAAAGGAGGATAAAAATGCTGGATTGTCAAAGTATTGGAGCACGAGTTCGGCATCATAGAAAACAGAGCGGGTTATCGCAAGAAGAACTTGCGGAACAAGCTGAAACAAGCAGAGTCTACATTAGCAATATCGAGCGGGGTGTGGCAGCCCCAAGTCTTGAGGTATTACTTAACATAGCAAATGCATTAAATGTATCTGCAGATGATTTACTTGCCGGAAACCTTTTATCCGCAAATACGGATCGTACAGAAGAAGAAATGGACATTCTCTTCGATTGTTCCCAGGAAGAGAGCCGTATCCTTTTAGAGAGTATGAGAGCAATAAAACGGGTTCTCCGGGGCTACAATATAACAAAGTAAAGTAAATAGGGCCATCAAGGAGCAACAGCACTACTTACCAGTGGTGCTGTTTGCGTTACACGGCAAGGTCACGATAACTGAAAACACCTCACTGCCGTCATGGTAGTGAGGTGTTCTGCTGTCTGTGCTTATTCCTTAATTTCCGTTCCGTTTCGGAAGGTAACTCGTATGTCATCCCTGGAGTATACCGTCACATAATCGACCAGTCCGCACCAGAGGTTCTTGTCAAAGGATTCGACCATCTGCTCCTGTTCGGAGAGGGTATGCAAAAACTGTTCTATGGTAGCCTTACGGTTCTGCTTGTCGACAATGGTGACTCTAACTTCATCGTACCGAGCCTTTGCTGTATCGAACCGGGCAGTCAGTTCATCGTATCTCCGTTTATATTCATCCTGGTCGAGTGCAACCCGTGCGTTTTCATATATACATTTCTGCATCTGGTCGGAAACAATAGCCATTTCGCTTTCCAGCCCAGAAGCTGTTTCTTCAAGATGCGTGGTATCAAGGGCAGTCCGCATCGCTTCGGTAAAAACTGTGACGATAGTTTCTCGCTGTGAAATCAGCTTGTTCACCGCAGATATGAAAAGACGCTCGATTTCATCATCGGTAAGATGCGGTGTAATGCATCGGTCTTCGCCGGAAAACTTATGATTACACTGCCATACCACCTTGCGGTATTTAGGATCATTGGAGTGCCACACTTTTGATCCATACCACTCACCACACTGACCGCATTTTACCTTTCCGGAGAAAAGGTGGACACCACTTTTCTTCCCTGATTCTTTAGTGCGATATGTCATTTCTCGCTGAACCATATCGAACACTTCCGGTTGTATAATCGCTTCGTGATTACTTGTCACATAATACTGCGGAATCTCTCCCTCGTTGATTTTCTTCTTTTTGGTAAGAAAATCCGTAGTATAGGACTTCTGCAACAGAGCATCACCTTTGTATTTTTCATTTTTCAGAATACTACGGACTACACTCGAACTCCATGTCGGCTTTCCCCCAGGAGTGGGGATAGCCTCTGTTGTCAGTATTTTTGCGATCATATAAGGTGAAGTCCCCTGTAAAAACATACTGTAGATTCGTCGTATGGTGACCGCTTCGGATTCGTTCACTATGAGATTCCCATCGGGACCCCGGTCGTAGCCGAGGAATCTGCCGAACGGAACTGTGACCTTACCATCTGCAAATCGCTTTCTTTGTCCCCAAGTACAGTTTTCAGAAATAGATCGGCTCTCTTCCTGTGCGAGAGAGGACATGATTGTCAGGAGAAGTTCGCCTTTACCATCGAACGTCCAGATGTTTTCTTTTTCAAAGTAGCATTCAGTACCGTATTCTTTCAGCTTTCGGATGGTGGTAAGACTGTCCACTGTATTTCGGGCAAAACGGCTGACGGACTTTGTGATGATGAGGTCAATCTTTCCGTTCAGAGCATCCTCCACCATGCTGTTGAATCCGTCACGTTTCTTAGTATTACAGCCGGTGATCCCTTCATCCGCATATACGGAAACGAACTCCCAATCCTCTCTTCCTTTTATGTATGCGGTGTAGTAATCAACCTGAGCCTCGTAACTGCTTTGCTGTTCTTCATGATCGGTACTTACACGAGCATAAGCGGCTACTTTCCTTTTCGTTCGGCTGTTCAGCGGTGCTGGTATAACTCATGTTGTTGGATGTGGTGGAGAGTGTCTGCTTTATAATGGGAGTCGTGCCGAAAAAGCCGAGTTTTGACGACTTGGTACTTCCGATGGACACCGTATTCGATCCAATGTAAGCGTAATGCCAGTAGTAGGATGCTGATCCAAGGTAGAACGGGTATGTAGTGGATGTTGAATTCGGGCGCAGTTCACGGGAGGTATTGCAGATGATGTAATAGGACGTACTGCCGCCCATGGTGAGTTGCTTTCCGGCGAAATCCGCTCCGCTTGTGGACGATGCGGACGGATCGAATTTCGTGCCGTTGATGTACAGGTTGGTGACATAGGCATACTGCCACGGATAGGTGGAGTTGCCGAGGTAATAACCTCGGCAGTATCGCAGGCGGCATCGGTGCTGCCATCGGCGGTGCGGTCGCGGCAATTGGTGCGGCTGTGGTGGCGGCTGGCAAGGAACTCATCACCCTTGGTGACGATTACAACAAGGCAGTTAATACGATCTCCGCCGCCACGGACAAAACCGGAGCAGAACTGGAATCCCTCGGCGAAACGGCTAAGAACGTGTACACACACAACTTCGGTGATTCGCTTGAGGATGTAGCCCAGGGACTTTCCGATGTCCAGAAGACCACTGGACTGATCGGCGCAGAACTTGAAAAAGCCACTGAGTCCGGTTTCGCTCTCCGGGACACCTTTGGCTATGAACTGCAGGAATCTGCCCGAACCGCTAATGCGCTGATGAAGAACTTCGGTCTGTCCGCCGAAGAAGCGTACAACATCATCGCGGTCGGCGCACAGAACGGTGCTGACCAGAACGGCGATCTGCTCGACACCCTCAACGAGTATTCCGCGCAGTACGCCGCGCTCGGCTTGTCCGCAGAAGAATTCCTGCAGGGCTTGATCGGTGGTGCGGAAGCCGGTGTGTTCTCCATCGACAAGGTCGGTGATGCGGTCAAGGAATTCAACATCCGTGCAAAAGACGGAAGTGACACAACCATCGAAGCCTTTACCGCACTTGGCATGAACGCCGAGGAAATGATGGCTCGGTTTGCTGATGGCGGCGATTCTGCAAGGTCAGCGTTCTTTGAGGTAGTCAATGCGCTGAATGCCATGGAAGACCCGATGGCGAAAAACACCGCTGCGGTCAACCTGTTTGGTACGATGTACGAGGACCTTGAAGCGAACATCCTGCCCGTGCTGGCAAGCATGGAATCCGGCACGATGGAGATGTACGACGCACTGTCGCAGATCAACGAAATCAAATACGATGACCTGAACTCGGCTCTCGAAGGAACGAAACGCTCCATCGAGGGCGTTTTTCTGCCTGCGGTCAGCGAGGTTTCCGGTGCGATCACGGACATTTTTTCGACCCTTTCCAATGAGATCAACAACGCTAACGGGGACTTTGGGAAGATCAGTGTGGCTATCGGAAATGCGGTCGGTGAGATCGCCACGGTGATTACCGAACAGTTACCGATGTTCATTCAGCTTGGCACGGACATCGTTGGTTCTGTCGGAAATGCGATTCTGGAAAATCTGCCGATGCTGATCGAAGTGACCGTGGAACTGGTCATGACGATTCTGGATGGCATCATCTCCGCTCTGCCGCAGATTACCGAAGGTGCAGTACAGCTGATCCTCGCTCTGGTGGATGGAATTGTTGAGAATCTGCCCACTCTTGTGGAAGCGGCGATTCAGATGGTTACCACTTTGGCAAGCGGTATCGCAGAAGCTATGCCGGAACTTATTCCTGCCGTGATTGAAATGGTCACGATGGTGGTACAGACGATCATCGACAATATTCCGATGCTTTTGGACGCCGCATTGGAACTTGTTCTCGGTCTGGCACAGGGTATCCTTGATTCGATTCCACAGCTTGTGGAAGCCTTACCGGAACTCATCACGGCAATCGTGGAGTTCATCATATCAGCAATCCCCCAGATCATCGAAGCCGGGATTCAGCTTCTTACCGCACTGGTAGAGGCTCTACCGGAAATCATCGAAACTATCGTGGCTGTACTGCCGCAGATCATTGAGGGCATTGTCACCGCTCTGATGGAAGGTCTGCCGCTGATCGTACAGGCAGGGATTGACCTGCTTGTGGCTCTGATTCAGGCATTGCCGGAGATTATTGAGATGATCATCGTGGCGATTCCTGAAATTATCACAGCGATCATTAACGCCTTCGTTGAGAATATCCCTCTCATCGTCGATACGGGTATTAAGCTGTTCACGGCGATCATCGAAAATCTGCCGCAGATCATAAATGAAATCATCCGTGCCATTCCGCAGATCATCACAAGTATCGTCCGTGCGTTCACTGAAGGGATTCCCGATCTGGTGGACGGAAAAACCATGTCTTCAAAACCTTCTATGCCTGAATTCTTCTGTATTTTATTTGTATTCGAGATACAATATCTGCTCTTGTTTTTTATAGACAATTTTGTTTATGAGAAAGTGTGCCGCCTG